TTCATGCGGGTTGAAGATCATCGGCAATTGCAGCATGTCATGGTAAGTCTGCGCCGTTATGCCACGATGCATTTCCGTCGCCATGTTTGGATCGGCAGTTATCTCAATAGGCATCCTGCCATCGATATTTTCCGGCAGATGATCCATGGCATACGCCATGGCTGTAAAAGCGCGTACTTCTTCGGTCATACTGCCGATGATGCGGCGATGGACCGCGCTGTGCTGTTGCGCGCCGTTATCGATAATGCCTTTTGCCAGAGTAGCGGTCATTGATGCCGGAGCGTTTTCCAGCAAATTCAGGGTACCAGCCAAGCGGTCACCCAAAGTCATCAGCTTGTCGAGCGACTGAAACATGCCCGGCGTAACTTGCTTGCTGGGAAAAAACGATATCACATCGTTGATGGGGCGACCGTCCGTATTGATGCTGGTCAGGCGGTTGCCTTTCAATTCAATTTTGTCCGGCAAACCGATGCCGCCAGTCGCGGCAATACCGCCGTTTTCGGATGATAATTTTGCAGTATCGTCTATCGATGCCAGCAAGCGGTCCGCTGAATGTTCTGTCCTGCCGAGTAACCAGCCGAAGCCGCGTGGAAAAAATGCACCTTTCGGATCGGGTATCATTTTATAGGCGTAGTAACGTCGCACTGGATGGAATACCAACATCTCTTTGGTGTCGATAATTGTTTTTCTAGTCCAGCGTGGAAGGACTTTGACTGCGCAAGGTACGTCTTCAAGATTTACTGTAATGGTGTACGGTTCGTCGTAACCGTCACCATCCATGTCCAGCCACATATCGACTTCATAAAAATCCTGCGGTTCTTGCGGGTCGATGTCGTCAAAATTTGGTTCGTAGTCGATCCAGTGTCCCATTTCAATTGAACGCTGAATTTCATAGGGATACTTTTCAATTTTGTGAGTGATGCGCGGCACTCGATCAAGCGTCTTTGCGCTTTCATTTATGATTACTTCATTGACGTTGAGAAACGCGCTGCGAAACTGTCCTTCATGTTCGTCAAACCAGCGTTTGCGCCAGCCAAGACCGGTCACTGCCATGTGCAAGATCAGCGGGTCGGTATCCGTTACCCAATCCGGGTCTACCGTACGTAGCTGCGAACAAACCCAAGCAGCCAGAGGCTCGCCACCGGGCTCTGATGCTTTCACCAAATCCGGTTCTGAAAGCAGAGCGCCTGTAATACGTGCAGTAGCTTGGATGACCGACGACAGTATTAATGATGTAGAGGGAAGCTGGGTATCTTCCATGCCACCGGATTGTTCACCGGGCGGCATGCTTCGATTGGCGTCTTTATCGATATCGTCAAGATAGCCGTTGGCTTTTCCAAGCCATTCCGCCATCGACATTTCATCGATCTTCACCAATTCGATAACGTGATCAGCAAGCTGGTGGCAGTCGCTCTCACCCAGCCGTTCTGCAAGGTGGCCGATGTCTTCGGGAGCCTTCAGATCGAGTTTTAACTCAGGGCTCTGAAATTGCATTCGGCGATCCTTGGATTGAGTGTATACAATGTCAAGTCCTATTTTGACAGTTTTATACTAAATATGGTAGTGGTACCTTGCATTGCCCGCTCGGGCCTAGCCAAATAGGAGGCGGCCATTCAAGTCATCGACAGATCACTTCAGCCCTCGCAGTATTGGCCCGGTCTTCACGCCTTGTTTGGCATGGACTATGAGCGCCTTACTCCAATTTACACCAGCTTTTTCGATCAGAAATCTTCCGAGAAAGCATTCGAAGAATTTATGACGGAGCGCGCTGGCTTGGGGCTTGCGGTTCAGCAACCTGAACTCGAACCGGTCCAATTCGATTTTCCAAATGAAGGCTATCGCACTCAGGTCACTCACGCCAGCTACGGTCTCGGCGTGGCAATTTCCCGCGAAGCCAAAGACGACAATCTCTACGAGGATGTCGCTTCGCGGATGATGAAGGAGCTTGCGTATTCCGCGCGACAGACTGAAGAGTATATCGCGCATGCACCGCTGCAAGTTGCCATTGATGCCGTGAACGGCATCCGCGCCGATGGCGTACCATTGGCTTCGGCTTCGCATCCAACTGCTTCCGGATTGCAGTCCAATCTTCTGACGTCCGCTAATGTTTCCGAACTGGCTTTCGAGAATGCAGTTATCCAGATTGGTTACACTCGCAACGGTCGCGGCTTCCTTATCAATGTGCTTCCCAAGTGCGTCATCCTCTCCCCTGAGAGTGGACCGGAAACCAGACGCATCCTTGGTTCACCGTTGCAGTGGAATGCACAGACCAACAACATCAACGTGCTTCGCGCAACCGGCGCGCTTCCCGAAGTCATCGAAACTCCCTATCTGGTTTCGAAGGATGACTATTTCATCCAGACCTCGATCCAGAACATGGACAACGGCGAAGGTTTCACATTCTGGGAGCGATCTGGTCTCGAAACCCGCGAAGATAGCAACTGGAGTAACCAAGCTTCGCTGATTGCAATCTGGTTCCGTTGCTCCGCATCCATCATTGACTGGCGCTCTACCTATATGTCCCCCGGAGCAACCTAATTGCATGGTGAGAAACCAAAATTCGGCAGGTTTGAAACTTGGGGCGCCTGTAGTCGCTGCGGCGCGCGGGTACGCTACAATACACTTGCCCGCGAGCGTCTGACTGGATTGCTGGTTTGTACCAAAGCAAGTGGAAGACCGGTAAGGCCCTGTCTTGATCCATGGCCGCCGGTCTATGATTTTCAAGTCACTCCGGATAGATCGATAGAGCCACCGCCAGAGCCGCTTCCGGCTCGCTGGGGGTTGGATGACGTTTTTTCGGTAAAAGCTGGGATCAAGACTGCTACTGACGATGCTGCGCGAGTGCAAGCGCTGATGATCCCGCCAAATAACCAGAGAGGTACTGCTAGTTTCATCAACTATCAGACTTCGTTACACCAGAACCAAGACCGCGCTACACTAATTTACACCAATCCGGCTGATTACGATGGCACTTTCATGCCGTCTAATTCAGTGCGTACTGTTGAGCCACCGGATGCAAATGAGCAGCTTGAAAACTTGCAGGAAGACAGCGGGTGGGTACCACCATGGACGGTGGTCAAAAGCATCTAACATTTCAACGTGGAGACCGGGTTAGACTTACTAACCGTGCAGCAAATATGGCGATGAAAGGTTATGCTAAATTGCGGCGTAAACAATTTCACGACTGGCATGCGCGTCGGGGTACAGTAATGTTCAAGCCAACGGTTGGTGGAAGTTGTGTAGTTATCAAATGGGATGATGCGAAGTGGGGCGATAGTTGGCCTAAAAATGCAATCGAGAAAGACGAATAGATGACAACTGCTGCCGATGTTATCGGAAATGCATTACATCTATATGGTATTCTGGATCAGACAGAAGACCCGTCAACTGTTGATATTGCTAACAACGTAGCAGTGCTAAATGACATGCTTCGCAGCGAACATGTTGATGGTGCTGCGCAATATTTAATGAACCGTGTAGTGGCGCAGGTTCCGGCTGGTACTACTGGTTCAATATATTCATTCGTAGTTGGTACCGCCAAAAGTACTTATCCCGTACAAATCGATGCGGTCGCTATAAAAGCTATTTGGTGCAACGATATCAGCCCCACCGTTAATCGTGAGACGCGACAGGCACCTATTGCCGATGTAGTGCGTACCACTTATCCGGGTATCATTACCAAGTGGCATCAGGAAAGACAGGTGGATGGCTCTATTCGCGTTACTGCATGGCAACCACCGCGCTCTGCTACTACTTGCTTGATTGAGTATGGCGGGCGTATCGGCGCGATTACCGCCACCGATGGAAGCGACACAATAAACCTGCCGCCAGAAGGCATCCATGATGTAACGCTGATGCTGGGCAGACGTATTCACGGTACCTACGGACGCAATCCGCAAGCAATTGCTGCAATACTTGCTGATAGCGAAACAGTAGACCGTCGCTGGCGTGACTGGGCTAAAGGACAGCAGTGGCTTCGATTTGTGAGATCGTAGATGCCGCCACTTGATATATTCGGTTCTTTTGCAGACCCGTTCAATCAAGATCAGGGTGCGGCAAAACTTGTAAATTGCCGGATAATTATCCGCAAACAAGAAGAACAGAAACCAGCACGAACCCGTCTCGTTGGTTCTCCCGGTCTGACAGAAATTTGCAAACCGACTACATCTCCATGCATCGCATTGTGCCACGCAGTCGGCACCATATGGTCCGCTCATGCAGATGGTAGTATTTATTACGATGTAGAAACTGCGTCCCCTGTTTATTCCGGTGTTGTAACTGTCGGCGCACCGCCTATCATCCGATTGGCAGAAGACCGCACTTGTCTGGTGATCGCTTCCAACGGTACCGGTGGCGGTGGTACTGGTTCTGGTTACACCGCAACACAAGGTGGCGGTTTGGTTTTTGCTAATCTGCAAGGAACTATTAATTTTGATCCTTCTGCGGTTTGCAATCTAGACAACTACACAGTATGGACCGGAGCATCTAATACCTACGCTAATCAATCCGACAAAATGTATTCGTCTACTCCACTGGCACCGGCTACCGTTGATGCCAATGCATGGGCAACGGCTGAAGCCAGAGCAGACCCTGTACTGGACGTAGTAACACTTGGCCGTACATTCTGGCCGTTTGGCAGCCGGTCTGTTGAGATGTGGTATGACCAAGGTGGCAGTTCTGATTTTGCTTTTACCGCATTCACCAACTCGCTGATTGAAGTTGGACTGGCAGCACGTCGCACACTTGCAAGCATCCACGGCATTGCCATGTGGGTAGGAACAGACCGCCGGGTATGGCTGGGCAGCGGGCAGTCAGGTCAGCCAGTATCGCCGGGTTGGGTTGATTTGTTGTTGCAACAAACAGACCTTACCAATCTAACCAGCTATATGTACGCGCAAGGTGGCGACGTATTTTACATACTGACCTCGGAAGGCTCGTGGTCAGTTGAGATGGCTGTATCATCGATGACGTGGGTTTATCGTCAGACAGCAGAACGCGCGGATCACGCAGGCAGATGCGCCGTGGAACATGATGGTGGTGTCTGCTACGTCGGTCTTGATACCGGTGAAATCTGTTCACTTAATCTGGCCTCTGCAAGCGAACCGGCCGGATTAATGGAACGATCTATTACCACTATGTGGATTGGAATGCAGGAAGCTCGCAACGTTATTAATCAGATTGATGTTACCAGTTATATGGGACCGGACGCAGGGACATTTACGCTTCAATGGTCGGAAGATCGCGCTATTACTTGGAGGGGAACTCGTCAAATTGTATGGCCTGAACCCGGTACCCGCCGTGCTGTTGCGCGTGCCATGGGTACTTCGCGCCGGAGACAAGTACAGCTGTCTTACATCGGTGCAGCGGCACCATTTGAAATGGATGAATTCTTTGTACAAGTAAGCGAGGGTACCTAGCCTTGTTTGTTTTTCAGGTAGTCTGCAAGATACAGATCAAAATCATTGAGACTGAACATCGAGCCAACAGTCAATTCTCTATATAGCAATTTGATTTTATTGTTTTCTGGTTTGTCTGTTTTGTGAACTACGGCATAGCAATGGTCTGCAATTGGAATTGCTTGGTTATACAAAACATTAGCAGCATGACAAGCTGTCTTATGCGTCTCTGAAACAATATCATCAATTATCATAGCCAGTTTGTTTTTTAGAACTTTACCTTCTAGCCAGTTCTTTTTGCCGTAAGTTTTTCGATCTTTCCTGATGGAAAAAATATTTACGTCAAAACCGCGATTACAACACGCAATTGCGATGCCGGTCAGCAATGGTGTCGATGCACTTTCAACACCGCATAATTGGATAGCGCCACTTTTAAGCATCTCTTCATACCTAGACATAAAATCTTGAACGATAACGTTCAAGATTTTAGCATCGAAGAATGCTTCTCTTAAGTAAAATTGCCAAGTATAGTATCCACTGCCTTGATTTAGATAAGACGGAAGTTCTTTACTTCCGGGTTCTACTCTTACGATACAGTTATCGTTGATGAATTCGCGGACAAACATGCGATCTTCAAGACGTTTGGATATTTCATAAGCGCTGGCCAATGATGAACTTTGAATAGGTAGGGTCATCTATGACAGCTCCTCTTAAGAAAACGCCGCCGCCACCGCCAATTGCCATCAATGATCCGATATTCAATCGTTGGCTTCATGATTTAACTGCTTTTATTCAAGAAGGCGGCGGCATAGATACCGGAAACATACCGGGTTACGATACTCTGGTTTCGCAAGTTAGTACTAACACGTCAAACATTGCCACCAACACATCAAACATCACTGCAAACTCCGCGAACATTGCTACCAATACAGCCAACATTGCTACCAACACAACCAACATCGCCACCAACACCGCGAACATCGCCACCAATACGTCGAATATCGCTACGCTAACTGCGCGCTCGCAAGTCCGGCACGGGACCGTTGCGCCTACTGCCGGTCTCGGTGTTGATGGCGACTGGTACTCCGACACATCAGCAAAGCATATCTACGTCCGAGTTACTGGTTCGTGGGTTTTGATTGTTTGACCCATGGCCAAGCTAAGTTGACGTAACCGTTAATTATTTCTTTAAAGCTATTCAGCGACCGTGCAATTAGATATGTATGACCAAGTTTTTCCCATTGTTTTTGGAAATACTCTTGCGCTTTTGACTGCACACCATCCTCGTTTTTCATTTCGATAGCGATGCCGTGACCGGGAATGAACATTAAAAAATCTGCCACACCCGGAATGACACCCATGCGCTTAAGCTTCATCGCAGTAGCGATGTCGCGATGCTCGCCGCTAGGAACATGGAAGATCAGCAAATCCGGATAGGTCTTCCGGACCCACTGCCACGCATGCATTTGAGTTTCTTTTTCAGAAATTTGGCGGGAAGAGCCCTTTGGCAAGCGCTTCTTTTTCTCGGGCTTTGACCCAAGTTTCGACGGCGACTTTGACGCCTTCGGCGCGGTCTTCAACTGCGTCATGGTTCCTTACCAGCCAATCCAGCCGTGCGGCCATGGCGGTGCTGACCCGCGCCGACACGACGACGGTCTGGTTGCCTCTGATCCTGCGTTTGGTCTTGTGAAGCTCTTCTGGTATCATCCAGTTAATATAGTGTATACAGCTTAGGAAGTCAATGTTATGACAGACCTTGCTGCGGCTATCGCTCCTGCTTTAGGTGGGTTGTTTGGTGGTCTTTCCAGTCTTGCATCGACACAAGCTGGTATCAGTGCTGTCGGTGATCTGACCGGAGCGGGTATGGCTGAAGTACAGCCATACGCCAACCAAGGGTTTGGTTACCTCAATCCTATAAACAGCCAGCTATTGAGCGCGGATCAAGGTGGCAGCGCAGCTTCCGCAGTTCTTGGGCAAGATCGTATCAACGCTCCTAATCCAGTCGACTTCGAAGACTTCGCAAAGAACTACAACACGTCGGAAGGCGCGCAATATCTCATGAAGACCGCAGCAGCCGCGCAGGATAATAGCGCAGCCGCTCGCGGCGGTCTTTTGTCCGGTGCCAATCTTCGTGCTCAGACCGGTATTACAGAAGGCATCGCCAATCAGGATTTGTTAGAGCAATACAAAGCCGAGGCGGCTGGTCAACAGCAGAATTTTCAGCAACAAGAAACTTCCTATCAGAATATGTACGGACAAGAAGCCTTGGGACTACAGGCCGGTATTGCCGCAGCAGGTACTGCTGCGCAAGGCGCTCGCGCTATTGGCAGTCTCTATGGAACGCAAGCTTCCAACCTCGCTTCCAGTGCTAACTCATTTGGTAGCGCTTTAGGTGGTGTCTTTACTGCGATTGGAAACGCTTTCAAGTAGTTTACTTGCGGCGCGTCTCCAGTTCTTTTTCAACTGCCAGCCGCATGAAGTCACCTTGAAATTCGTTAGGCTTCAGAGCCTTGTTGACGCGCTTCAAAAAGCCTTTGGGCATACGGACGATAGTCTTGTCCGGATACATCAGCGGGCGGCCATTCGGACGCACTATCTTCTTCCTTCTAGTACGCTTGACCGGCTTGGTGTCATGGTTCATTTCGGTTTCCATTTTTATTTCCTCATTCGTGGAGCGCTATAACCCTCTGCGTCAAGTGGTAGGTCCCCGGTCCAAGAACGCGGTCGCCGCATGATTGCGCGCATCTGCTCCTCGCGCTGCTTTGCGATTTCCATTGGAGCCAATGCCACGATGCTATCGTATACGTCAAGTAACAAAATGATATCAGGCAGTTCTTTTTCGATATCGTTTTCGCAAGCGGTAATGATATCCCGCGTCATGGACTGGCAGGAAATCTCCAGCAGGCTGCCACCGAAGACTTTCTGCGGCAGCATCGCGCCAAACTTGGCACGGAAGAACCCCATGTTGCCGTCCTCACTGACGAAGACCGAGTAGTGAGGAATGGTGCGGCTGCTTGGCAGGATCATCCAGATTGTAGTGCCGTCTTTTATCAGCGATATCGCACCCGCCTGAAAGACGCGTCCCGGCAGATCGTAATAGCAATTTGTAAATGCATCCTTTAACTGGTTCCAAAGCCGTACTAATTTTGGATTAGCTTTGCGATAGTCTCTGATATCGTCTTGCGCTCGCTGGTCGCTGATAAGCGTTCCAACTCTGCGCATGTGCGCTTTGTAAGTCCGCCAGCCTAACTGGTAGTTGCTGCCTAGCGTGATTGTTTTGCCGTTGTAGCGCTCTCTTGGATGAGTTTTTTCTGTTGCCGATTGGGGCAAATTCCACATGGTAATAGCGTTATGCATGTATAGGTCACCACCTTGGGCAAGGAGGCTGAGACGGTCGCTATCACCGGCTTGCCACAGGGCCAGACGTAGCTCTGCGTTTCGCAAGTCGTTATCAATAATCGCGTACCCGTTCGGCGCAACAATGCATCCGCGCAGTGCATCTGTGAGAGCAACATTAGGATACCTGAACCCCGCCTTGAGACCCTTTATCAGTTCATCAATCTGGTACTTACCGGACGGTCGTGCAATGTTGAACATGTTCGCACCTTCGGAGGTACCACGTCCAGACCGTGCGCCATGATAGCGGGTCGCGTCCTTGTAGAAACCTCCGACGTGCCTGTCCAGCAACGCCTGCGCCTTCATCGGTGCGCTGCCGCCGTTCTCCTGCACCAGTTCCAGCACCGCGCGCACGTCTGGATGCAGTTTCGGATTTTCCAAAGCTTCTGCAACCTCGTGCTTCTTGGTGCCAAGTAGACCAGCCATGCGGGGAAATTCATTAGCCCACTGTCCTATCCGCTGGCGCTGCGTGACCGCCGTGACAACGTTATCAGTTATCTCACGCAGTTGCGTAGATACTTCATGCTCGATTTCGGAACGACGCGCCGCGATGGCTTGCGCCAATTCGATATCTATCGGCAGTCCGATATCATTCTTGCGCCATGACCGCTCGAATATTTTGCATTCTTCCGGGTTGAGTTCTGGCAATAGACTGTGAACGTTTATCAGGCAGCGGACATCCTGTACGTTATACTGAAGCAGTTCGCGAAACGTATCGATGTCTTCTTCAAACGTTCCATCTCGCTTTGGCTTGCACGTTTTCATCACCAGTGCGCGGCCACGCGGGTCCTTGCCTTGAAGGTTCAGCGCCATGCAAAGTTCTTCCAGCCCGCCCGGCAGCGACAGCGATTGCGCCCGCGCCATGGTGCAGGAGACTTTCTGGACCGGAATTTTAAGGAAGGGGTTCTGTCCCATCAGGATGTTGGCATCGAAGCCGACGTGATGGGCAACTACCCGGTCGCATGCATAGAGATCAGCGTAAAGCTGGCTTATCAGGTGGGTACCCAATTGGGGGTGAACCGGGCAGGCAGTATGCATGGTACCATTAAAATACCACACGGCGGTCGTGATCTGAGTAGAGGGATCGGAGGCGTAGCGTCGGGCACCAGCCGTTCTTAGGTCTACTCTGGATCGAGTTTCCAGATCAACGAACAGCATGGTGCCCTCCCACGTGGGACTATTAGCGCTGCGGGAAGCCGCCGGGCGCGTTAAAATTGCCGGGGGCAGTAAACCCCTGTTGCGCTGGCGGACTCACAGGCGCGGGCGCTAGGCCGCCAGAAGGAAAAGGATTAGGAGCCAACCCGAACCCCTGCTGCTGCGGCGCGCCGCCGCCTCCAAACCCGGTCACGTTGAGACCCTGTGCCTTGGCCTGTTCCATTAGCTCAGCAGCACTGACCGAAGTACCGATAACAATCTCATCGCCCGGTGCCGTGAAGACAACCTTGTTGATGTAGCATTTGACGGCGCGCGGATTGTTGGAGTTCACCGCGAGCGCAGCAGCAACCATGACATAATCGCCGCTCTTGACGTCTACGCGATTGCGCAATGGCGTTATCACCCCGCTCTGCACGATGGATACTTCGATGGGCGAACTAGATGAACCCATCAGGGTCCAATGGCCTGCGCGCCATTCTGCCGGTGCCTTGCCGGGATCAGCAACATCGCCATCCCTGATCGGCCAAGCGATCTGCGCATACGGAACAGGCGCGAGTGCTTCAGTATACAGGCTCTGACAAGCTTGCGTGAAGTTTGCCAGAGCCGGTTCTTCAAACCATTGAGCGCGGGTTTTCTTGACGATAACGGTCACCAGATAATTTGGTTTCTCAACGGGCTTGCCCATGTATTCTCTGGAAGGTTCCCATAGATTGCGCATGCCAGCGATACGCGCATCATAGATCGCAGCGGCTTTGTAAATTCGTTGTGCCATAGTTCATTCCTTCATTGGTTCAAGAGTTCAAAAGCTCAACGCGATAGCATTATCGGATAGTGTATTCATTGTCAAGCCTATTAGATTTCGATAAAATTTTTTCCCAAAAATTTTTCAAATTACTTTCCCACACACTAGAACTAAATATATGAGAACAAAGAAAAACAGTATAATAATCCAGCCGCCATGATCTGGTGGTTCATTCCACCAACTCATTTCTTATCGAGCGCGGCGCGGGCAATATCCTGCAAGGTGAAGGCGTCGAGTTCTTCACAATCCATAATTTCCCGCAGCGTCACCTCCAGCATCTCGATGCGCTTTTGCTGCTCGGCGATGGTGGCGATCAGATATTCGATATGACTAGCAGCATTCTCAGATTGTTTGTTCATCAGTAACTCGCCTTAAGTTCCGGTTCGGGTTTGTGACTAGCCATCTCAGCATACAGTTCAGCTTCGGCTGATAATTTCTTTGCGGCTGACGGAGTGATCGGTTTAACGCCTCTGACACCATGCATCTGATAAAGTTTTTCCGCAGCCTGACGTTCGTCATTCCAAGCGGTCCACTTGCGGGTTGGCTTTAGTTCTGCACCGTTGACCGTTGCGCCGTTCTTGAGACGGCTGGTCAGTTCGTTTTCCAAAGTCTCTTTCATGTCGCTGACGCCGCGAATAATCCGCAGCATTCGCACCAACTCGATGGGCAGCAGTATTTGGGGATCGCGCGAGATCGCCGCCATCAGGAAGTTGGCATCCTGCGACATGGCCGGGCATCTTGAGAAGGCTGGGCACCAGCGGCAATGCGGTCCCGGTATCGGCGGTCCGACATAAGCAAGGGCGTTCTCAACAGCTTGTCGGTGCGCTTCGACTTCGGCGCGAGTGTGAAGATGCTGTTTGAAACCGTCTTGCTGTTCCGG